CGGGTTCGCGGATACTAGTCCGCCAATGGTTGATGTGACTTCTAGTGACATTAGTCTTCTCCGCCAATCACACGCCGCGTTCCAGCTTCATCCTGAGCCGTCGAAGCCGACGCAATCTTCTCAGTTCCAGCAGCGGCTAGTGCACCAAAAACTTCCATCCCGGCTTTATCTCTCAACCCTGTCGCGATCAACAATCCTGCGCGCCCCACGAGCACGTCCGAGTTAAACTTAAGCCAGACGTTTTCAATATTCGTGGTCAGCGGAAGCGCGTTTCCGTAATACGAATAATTAACTCTAAAATCCACCGTCGGCGTCGGGATTAATTTCCAACTATCGGCAAATTCCACATATCCCGCCGGATGCAAACTATCCGAATACCGCGCTGTGAGATAACTTTCCGAATCTTTCACCAAATTGATCCGGTAATCTAATCCTCCGTCGGAGAATATAAAGTACAACGGGTCTTCATCCCACTCCCTAATGAAATCCGGAGGCTTTGGTATAAACGGATCACCGGGACTAGTATGAATACTCGTTGCATTCTTCTTCAAAAACCACGGCAGCGTCGCTTCGCCTTCCAGCTGAGCCTGCACATTAATCAACTGCTCAACAATCGTTACATCAAGCGTCTTTCGAAACCCGAGCAAGAGTTTTATCTGTGCAACTGCTGTATCACGGTCCATTTCAATCATCCTCTCCGTCGTCTTTCGACAACTCGCGGATACCTTTCGCCTGCTCGTCAGCGGAAATCGATAGTTCCCGCTTTTCTACTTTAATTCCAATACGAGGAGGCCCATAGCCGTGAGAGTCCGGAGCCGAAAGTTCAGTAACATATCCGCAAATCGTCATCTCGACATAATCGCCGATGCGAGCTTTCTTGATTTCCTTCAAATCCATATGAACACTCTCGCGCTCCATGAAGTCAGGCATTCCGATTGCTCCAACGAGTTCCGTTGATACTTTATCTTTCGCCTTCTTACTCTTATCGGCCATGGTCCTATTCCTTCACTTTTTACCGAACTTGTCGGCTGGATATCCGGGCTTGCCGGACTTGGGTGGGAAGGGCTTGCCCTTCTTTCCGCCTTTAGCCATAACACTCTCCTTTAAAATCTCGGGGGCACAATACCCCCGAGCCGTTCACTCAGAACTTAACCGGCCGGTTGATCCAGCCCGCCAATCCAGCCCATAGTAAGACCACCATGCCAAACTTCCAGTCCGGCTTCGGTCATCCACAGACCTTTCTGAGTATCTTCATCATTATGCTGCACGTTGTCCTTGAACTTCGTGTCGCGATTCCGCAGCGGCCGCCATTTGAGCGCCGAGAAATCCATAATGAGCATCGAATTACGATACAGCGAATTGCGGTTCATGAGCGGGTGAACCTTGAACAGAATACGACCAAGCGGCGTAACCATTTCAGTAAAGTTCACTCCGAACACGCTTTCCTTCCGATCGTAATTGATCCGAATCGCAGCTTGGCTCGTCCCGGCAGTCATCCGAGCATTGAACGCATTGAGCGCTCCCTGTCCGACGAAAGCGATACGAGTATCACCGGCTTCAGTGTCGAAATCGAACACCGGGCTAACGGCTGACAGCAAGTCATTCAGATCATACGCCGCCGTGAAGATCGTCGTATTGCCGGCAGCAATGAACTTCCGAATACCATCGGTCGTCCGCTGCGGTTTGCCGTTAATTCCGACTGTTTCCGACTTTTGGCCGAAGAGAATCGACATCTCGATTGCGCGAGCGTGGTCGAAAGCCTTCCGCTTCTTGTCGTTCTTCACAGGATCACCGGTACGTACTTTTGTCTCGGCAGCAGTGCCGGTCAGCTCGTACGTATCTTTGAAAATCTGCGTGAAGTTCGAATACTTGACAGGATTGCGGCTGTTCGCCAGTGGCGCCCGCGTACCTTCAGCGTATGACGAACCGATCAGAAGCAAAAACTGATCGTCGGCGATATTAGCCGCCGTTGTACCAGCCGCACCGCGCACAACCGTGAAGGAAGTGTCCGACGCAACCGCGACAACGCGCATAATTTCCGGTGTAAATGTAACCGTGTCAACGAGCGGCTCAACCATGAGCAGATCGCCTTCCTTCAGATGGCTCGCAACGCCCCAGTTATTCTTGGGAGCAGCTGCCGATGGATCAGCGGAATCTACAACCACAGTCGTAGCAGCCGCAAGAATCGCACCGTTCATATGAAGACGCACGATATCATTAGGTTCAGTCCACCAAGCGAACTCGGGATCATCCGTGCTCTCTTTACCAATCCGCGCCGTAAGAGCGAAAATCGGTGTTGAACCATTCGGGTTCCGCCAGAGAATCAACTCGCGGAAATTCTTGGGACGTTCATCGGTGCCCCAATCACCTGTTCCTCTAAGACCAGCAACGGCCATAATAAGCTCCTATTAGTCGGTATCGAAGTCCTCATCGAACGAGTCGTTGAGAGCCTCGAATGGGTTTTTCGGAGGCGGAGCGGCTCCAGTGCTGGGAGGTGTAGCAGCTGCCGGTTTAAACGGTTTCGCGGGAACTTGGATTTCTCCTGCTCCATTCGCCGTCATTCCCGGTATCGGCTTCCTCAACGTAACCATCGCCTGCGCCCCGACTTCACGAATAAAATCATCCGTGGTAGCTCCGGGGTTCATTTGACGGTACGCTCCCGCGATACGCAGAACAGTTTTCGCCTCGCCCTTCAAATCGGGCCAAGCCTGATAAAACAGCTCCTCACGCGAGTCGCCAACCTTATTTCTTTCGAGGACTTCGTTAACCATCCTCGGGAAATTACTAGCAACTTGCGCCAGCGTCGCGGTTACAGCATCAAGATACACTTTCGCCATGACTTTGGGTAGCATTTCAACTGGATTAGTATCCAGTTCATCGACTTGCTCCTGCGACAACCTATAATGTGTCTTAGCCAGCACATCTTCCGTATTCTTGCGCCAGCCTTGATAGTACTCAGTAATCTGTTCAGGAGTTGGCTGAGCTTCCGGCGTCGTCGAAGGTTCCGTTTGGGTCGGAGTCGTCGGCGTCGTTGGCTGAACCGGGGCGGCTACCTTCGGCGTTCCATCTGCATTGAGCTCTGGTGTCGTCGGTGGAATCGGCGCTTGCGGAGTTGGCTCCTTGGCCGTCCCATCGGGATTCAGTCCCTTTGCAACGTTGCTGGCCTCTAGTTCGCTCTGAGCGGGAGTTTTACCGGCTGCTTGCACAACCTCTCCTGCGGGAGTAGTAGCTACTGGTTTCTTTACTTCGGGAGCTTTCGCACCTTCCACAAAGTCCTCATCGTCCGTTTCGTCTTTATAGTCAGTCATGTCCGACATAAAGTCGGCATTCGCTTGCTCCTGCGGAGTCATGACATTTTCAATGCCATCATCTGCCTCAGTCATGCCGACTTCGCTCGGGTCTTTCCCTGCCGCGTTGCTTTTCGGCGGAGTCGCACCTTCACCGGTGTTGGAGTCGATCGCATTCGTCTCGTCGTCGGTAATCTCAGTCGGTGTCGAAGTCTTCGTCTTGGACATTGTAGTTCCTTTCTTCATTGTCGTGCTCTTGGTAAACACGAGCCGATTCAATCATCTCTTTTGCGCCTTCGATATACAACTCTGGTAACCCAATAACGACTCTAAAAGTTGATATCTCTCCGGCCACATAAGTTCTCTGTATCACATCGTCCGCACTCGTCGGCATTTGCAAAACCTGCGATATTCGCAAATCATATTGAGCTTGCAAATGCTGACGAAAGATCGCGAATTGCGGAGTTTTTATCAAAAATTCCATCGCGTCCTTTAGTCGCGTATTCTCAGCCAGAATCTTCAAATTTTCCGCTTCTGGGTTTATAATTTTCTCGGTCATCCTGTTGCTCCCATGTTCGGAATCTGTGCTGGCTCGTTTTGATTCGGTGCTGCACCTCCACCGCCACCAAGTGGGATAATATTACCCGCCTGCACCTGTCCCGGAATGTTTTGTTCCTGTCCCGGTGTCATAACCTGCGGCTTCATCTTGAACTGATTGATATTCTTCAACCCGGCAAGCTGAGCAACCCACGCGAAAATCCTCGGCACGTCGTATCCGGCGGCCAGTTCTGGCATCGTGCGCAATTGTCCGAGCAATTCCTTCCACAAGTTTGCCTGTGCAAATCGATCGATAGGAAGAACTCCGTCGACAGGAACAAAATCATAAAATCCGCTAATCGTTTGCGGATCGACCTGAATAAAGCTCTGTCCGGCATCTTGCGCCAAATCTCCAACAATCTTAAACTTCATCTCAGCATCGAAATACTGCTGCGAGTTCTGCACAATCATTTGACTCATGGGTCCCCAGCCCATTGCGCTGAAGAATTCGGCGTTAGTTTTGAGCCGGTTAACGCCAAACGTGGAGGCGCTGCGAACTTCAGTGGCAGTTTTCCGCCCGCTGCCCTGCAACACTCCCATGAGCTGGTCATTCACGCCCACAGCGCGCTGACCAATTTCGAGCATAACTTGCATATCGCGAACATGCGACTGCGTCACATCCAACGCTTGCAACTGTTTAATCGCCTGCGCGGGATCAGAACCGTACCCCGCTGCCTTGAGTCGAATAACCCCACCCGGCTGCGGGTCGAGCAAGTCCATCATCGTCACCCGGCTCGGATCAACTACATACTGCCCATTCAATATCTTGCGGAAGTTGTAAAAATGCGAGTTGATAAGCCAATCGACGGTATTTTGCACAGGCTCGAGGATTTCAGGCATGCCTCGCGATACGAGCGAATACGCATCGGGCTCCAACTCGATGACAGAGAACGGGAATCTGTCATGATTTGCTCCCAGAGGCTGAGCTCCGATACAGACATTGAATTTATTATCTGTTGTAAATACCCACTTTTCTGGAAGTTCTCCCTTGCCGAGTTTCCAGTCTGACGGTATGAGATCAACGTAGCATTCAACGAGCGCGAGGGTACTATTTTCACCTGTGAGCTTCTTGCCATCGATCTTTCCCAGCGCAAAGCTTGCAGCTGTGGGCTCATTACTATTCCGGCTTCCGCCAGAACCGTTTCCATCGACATCGAACGAGCCTCCTGTGCCCTTATTTCCGGCGAGCTTTTTGAGCTCATCTATGTTCGTGTAGTATCCTTGATCTTCGCGCTTGAGTATGGTATTCCATCCAAGCTTACGATCTACCGCACAAAATTCACCCTTTTGGAAGTCAAGCAACGGTACTCGTGGGTCCGGAAAGAAGTCGTAGGGTCGAACGTTGTAGTTTTTGTTTCCTTGGTAGCCGGGAATCCGCCGCGTGGTTTTGACTTTTTTAAATGTCCCTGTTTTAATAATTCCAAGAAACATTTCTTCCCGCTCGACGATTTCCGAGACATTGGCAAATTCCTCTTCCCAATAGTTACCTAAGATTCCACATCCGTATTTGCCAGCATCATACAGCCAGCAATACCACGGCACGAGCATCTCACCGACCTGAACCTGATAATCGATGAGCGCTTCTAGCGCCTGAATTTGTTGCTCAGTTTCTCCATGTCGTCCAGTGTATTGTAGCACCGGAGCACGGGACATAAATACCGTCGTCCAGTAAGTATGTGAAGCCATGAGCACACCATAGGAGTATGGCACTTGAATTGTAGTGTACTGTGGCGCTCCGCCTCGCCGACGATTCTCGCGCAGCTTATCGACTTCCTTCTCATGAATATATCCAACAGCCGCATCATCCGCTTTCCGCCATTTCTCGTGCCGATTCTGATACGTATTCTTGCTCGCAGTGACACGCTCTCTCACAGCATCGCAAATCCGCTTATGCTGCTTGCCATTGAACTTAATGTCGATTGTTAAACTCGGCATTACGGCAAATCCTTTTTCATATGCTCACCAATCGCGAGTCCCATCTGATCACCCATATCACCCCCGCGCCGAGAGGCGCAGCCCATGATATTGGCGATAGCGAATGATACGAGTATTACGATACTCATGATGACCGCGTAACGCAGCGTGTTCTTCCCGATATCATTCATGGCGCACCTCTTTCGTAATCCAACCGCTTCATGTCTTTCTCTTCACGCTCGATCATATCATCCGCATCCGCATCGTCGTCATACATCAAGCCTTGTAGAGCAGAGCAGCCAATTCCGACAGTTTCTAAGATATCGTCGTGCTGCACCGCAGGATACTCCGTGAACTGCTGAATGAAGTCCACCATCGTCGGCGACACATATAAATGTCCGTTTGAAGCGGGGCCACTCAATCCATCCACGATCTTCGTGTATTTGCTTCTCTTGTCGTCCGACTCGAATATCACGAAGTATTGTCTCCGCTTTTCCATCGCCGTACGCAACAACCAAGCAAGAGTCCGCTGATAAGCCACTGATTCTACGATCGTCTTCATAGGTCTCCACTTCATCGATAATCTGAAGAACTCTGAAATTGTCCAACTCGGATCGTGTCCCGTCTTCGCCGAATATTCGAGCACGTAGAAATCGCTCTTGAACCTCCCCATCACCGTAATCGCCTCGAAGTCCTTTTTCTTCAATCCTTGCGCAATCTGAATCTCGCTTGGCGGCGGGACCGGATCGATGATCATAATAACTGACATCTGATTGCGGGGTGGAATCAAATCGTAATAGTTCAGCCAGTGCGGTAGGAAGGTAGCCGTCTCTGAAGAAATGATCCGGCACTCTTTCTCGCGGATAAAGATCGAAAGCTGATTCCTGCGAATCGCATTCTCTTTCTCCTTGCGCAGAACCGCAGTCGGTACTCTCTCTTCCCATGAACTTTCCTGTTCCTCGAGTGGTAGGTCTTCCGTTTCTCTAGTAAAACATCCAAACCGAAAACTTAACCACTCCGGGTCACTCAGTGACTTCATAGAAACATCTTCAATATTATGCGGAGTCTGCAATAGCACCATCTTGGCGTCAGGGCTTTCACTCGCCGGTGCAAGTGATTCCTTCAACGCACCGTAAACCAAATCCTCCGTCTTCTTCCGCTGCACCGGAGTCGATGTATTCTCCTCATCTAGTATGTCATCGAGAACGATAAGATCAGGTCTATAATCATCGATATTAATGCCGCGCACAGAACCAGTAACACCAAGTGCGATAATCGTAATGGGAATTTCCTCGATGCCATGAATAATCTCGCACTCTACATCTTGCCACTTGGAACCGGGGCGTAGCTGAAAGGTATCAGCGAAAAACCTGTTAAACTCTATCTGCTTCCTCAACCACTTAACAGAGTGGAGAGCATGGTCTTGAGACTTTCCAACCCATAGTACGGTGTGCGCATTCCCATACGCGATTCGCTTCGCACCAAATACTCTGCAGATTGTTGTCTTGGCTCCGCCCCGAAACATTTGGAGGCTAACAAGTCTTGCATTGGAGTCGAGATAGTCCCATGCTCGCCTATGGAATTCAGGAGTTCCTTGCCGCATTGTCTTTGGAAAGAACGTGTGAGCAAAGAAGTTTGAATCAATCGCTCCGAGCCTGACGATCTCATCGAGCGACATTTCTTCCTGTACGAGTCTTTGGTCATAATCGTCCATCTATTTCTTCAGCTTTCTAAGCGGGTCATATCGCGGGTTCCATATATGCAGCGCGAGCCGACCCGGCTCAGCATTAGCGAGCTTTTCCTCGTGGTAATATTTCTCGGGAAAGACAACATGCGGCTCGTGCCACTGTACAAGCTCCACCGCAGCAAACGCATATTGTGGAAACATGAATCTGAGTACAGGCTCATATAATTTCCTGAGTTGGACATAAGCCTCATAACAATGTTGGAGCTTAATTTCGATAGCTGTAACTTTGCGAGCCTCGCGGTCCACCAGCAAACAATCCGGCTGACAATAGCGAACCGTACCCGGCTTATCGCCTTCCGATGCAAACTCAATCCACGGGGAGCGAATGATTTCGAGAGCGCTGGCAGATGCCTGCACTTCCCTAACGATAAACTCTTGCGCCTTACTTTCATATAACTCACCAGTGCGTCTAGCTCCGGTTGATTTCGTAGGCTTTATAAATGCTGGAGGTGCGGCGGAGAATTTCGCTTCTCTGACAATCCCTGCTGGAATACAACCGCGTCGCATTATTAATTAATCCTCCGATATATCTTCGTCCCCTGCTTCAGCCGCGTAGACGTGTCCGAGGAAATCATCGACTAACTCCTGCGTCGCGGCATTCGACCTTTCAGTCACCGCTGCCTTCATTTCCTCCGTAGGCCCCCGGCGCGGCGGGATCGTATCATTCTCCACAACCACGCCATCGATCGTAATCCCACTCGGCGGCAGGTCAGTATGAATAGCTGCGGCCCCAGAGCCGAGAACGCGTTTGTCCTCAATTTGCTCTGGGGCCGAGTGATGGTCTTTAAACTCTACAGCATTCTGCTGCTGGAGCTTCGCCCGTGTTGCGCGGGCCTCTGCGAGTACATTCCGGTCAATCATCACAACATTACCATTGACCGTCATGCTGCCCTGTCCCTGAAGCGGGACGTTGACATTCGCATTCCGATTTCCGAAGCCGAGAGACTTGAGGGCGGTCTCGCTAACTTCGCGCAATGTGCTCAGTCCCATGCTTTCACCCTCCTTTTCCATTCTTCGGGTTAAAGTTTCCAACGTGACTTCGGCAAGGCCTTCCACACGTTCACGAATTCCTTGGCTGACAGCGGAGCTATGTACGCCCCGGCGCTCCGCCCACCTCTGTAGAAACGCATCCGAGTTCTTAACCGTCGAGAGCCAGCTTTGCGATACATCAAAATAATCTGCAGCTTCCTTGAGCCCTGCTCGCGGCTGCGCTAACATGAAATCGATTAATTCTTCATGCCACGCGCTAACTTTCTTGATACTCGCAGACTCGGACATAAAACGCATCGCCCTCATTAATTGTGTCGGTTGCCATTTCCAGTTGCGCCATTCATAGCACGCGCGCGCATACGAGTCAAACAATATTCGTCATGGCACCGTGCCGCTGCACCGCTGCGAGATGACACCATTATCCCTGTGATTAAGTGTGTCGTTTCAATTTTACTCCCAAAGTTGCGGAAGTAAACAGCGCGGGCGTTCGAGCAGCGGGCCGCCGGGGGTGGAGCCGGGTACCATGGGTTTGCTCGCAGTATAGAACGCTGGCGCGCCAAGTATACTGAGCATGTACATAACTATACTTACTCGGCGCGATCAATATGAACATCAATCTAATCGATTATAGTACAACGTTGCCGCTATTGCCCTATGTTTCCTATGGTCCTGTCGATAGTCGATGCGGTCTATGTATATTAATTGTGTCATTTACATTTACTCCTATTATT